TAGGCTGTGGCATTCTATCAATTATTGATTTATCTAAAAGTGTTGGGTCTAACACTCTGGAAGCTTCAGGCACATATGCCTGATCGAGCTGATCACCTGTTTCTTTGTGTTGTTCTTCTACTTGTTTAGCAACATGATCAGGAACTATTATTTCGTTCTTCGTCGTCATCTTGTATTACTTTTCCTAGCAGTTCTCTAAGTTCCATTTCTACGTCAACCAGAGAACTGTAACGTCCACGTAGAAACTCGTATTGGTTCATGTCTTTGACACCAGCCAATAACGTGTCTTTTATATCTTCACGTCTTTCGTTTAGATGCTTGACAAGTTTATCCCTAATCCAAATGACCGACACTAGTAAACCCCAGAGAATTTGGTACCAGACTCTGCTATACCAACACCCCTAGATTTACCTTTGCCCATCCCCGGTTTAGGATTCACGTTTGCATCAAAACTTTCTTTCTTAGCGTATGGCACGCTACCCTTGTTAGAATAACCGTTTTTATTATCCATAACTTTAGGTTCGGAAAGTTGTGAAACTTCTGTTCTTTTAATCATGTCCGTATTATTGCACTAGTTACTGTATTTGTTAAGTAAATCTTGTATTTTGAGTTGTTTTTGCTGTTCTAGTCTTTCCCTAGCAGTATCATCACGCATGGCCGCTATATCCTCTTGGGCTTGGATTCTTTCTCTATCAATCTGATCTTGGCGTCGAGCGTCATCTTCTTTTCGTTGTTGGTCGGCAACAAACTGCTGTTGTTCTTGGGCTAGCTCTTGGCCTTTTAAGGCAAGCTCTTGCTTTCTAATAGTCACTAGTGGATCTTCGTCCTGAGGAGCCCCGATCTTTTGTGTATATTCATTTACCAACTCAGCGAGTACAGGTGCAGAAAATTGTGCTAACAAATCTTGTCCTTGCTGTTGTAATTGTTGTCGTTGCTCTGGGGGCACCATATTAATTTGCTGGTTGATTTGATCGTATTGTGCTTTGACCTCTGGTGGCATCTGTTCGACTGCAACTCTATCGGCTTTCATCTGAATGTGTTGCATAATGTGTGCATGTATCAAAGCTTGCACTTGAGCATTGGATTGCACTGGTGGCGTGTTAAAAAGTGACATATGTGCTGCAATATGAGCATCATGATTCTGCTGTGGAAAAGCTTGTGCAGGCTGTCCCATCAATAGCATGTTATTTTCCATACCAGCTTCTACAGGTGCGGGTTCTGTTGGTTGTGGGGGAACTAAAAGTTGATCAACATTATCCACACCTATAGCAGCATACATTCTCCTGTAGGATTCATAGATACCGTCTGGTCCATGAACTTGAGGATTTGATTGCACCAGTTGCATCATTTCTTGTGCCATAGCTATTCTTTGCGCTGTGCTAAAAATATCTGGATTGCTTATCGGCATGATATCAACCCTATCATCAAAATCTTGTGTTTTTATCTGCATATTACCACCAGCAGTCATGTATGGATATTCAGGAGGTAAGTATTCTTGGAACACTTTTGCCAGTAATTTAAATTCTTTGCGCTGCGCATTGTGCAGTCTTTTATGAATCGCTGATAGAACTTTGGTTGATCTTTCGAGTAAGGCCATAGTGGTGCCTACGGGTGCAGATGGGTTGCCTTGACCTGTATTGATTTCTGCAATAGAAGCAAATGTTTTACCTGAGCCTACTAATATTTCTAGTAAATTTAACAAAGTACCACTTGGCTCTTTGAAGGGTAAAGGTTGTATTGATTCTCGCAAAGAACCACCAGGGGCATCCACATCTCTGAATTCTCCAGGCTGTATAGGGGTATCTTCGTCCCTAATTCTAATACCTCTCGTTTTAAAACCAGCAGGTAGGTTAGCGAGGGTACCTGCATCAATCAACTGCCTCATAATAGATGTGGACGCCTTTGATAAGCCACCTATCATATGAGTTAGGCCAAAACCATAAAATCCTAAACCGGGTAAAAATTTAAAATGGACAAAATATTCAACTTTCTTACGCAAGGCGTCGCCTTCTCTAAAGTTCCTACGTATTGACAAAATTTCATCGCTGTTGGCATCGATAGTTACTATATAAGGTAGTTTGACACCAGTCGCTACGCCATCAGCGGACATATCCTCAAAGCCCACAATATCTAAATTACAATGGATCTCATAAAGCACTGACACCTCGCCAGTATCGTAACCTTCTTTCATACCGGTTAGTTCTTCTATTTCTTCTTTGACGTTGCCGTACTGCGGCGCATCATCGCCATAACTTATTTCTATGTTTCGATAAAAGCCTAACGCTTGTAATTTTTTAACCTCGTTTTCTGGCATTTTAATGACATGCGTAATTCTTGGGCAGTTTTCTAAGTCAGTTGTGTAGTAGGGCACTATCAAATCTTCAGGTGCCACAAACTTAGAGACAGCTCTACCAAGTGCTTCGTCGTAGTATATTTTTTTGAATGCAGAGCCAGCTAAAGGCAAATAAAATAGAAGTTGATCTAGTTCTTGATCGTACTCTTCCATTTCATGCACTATCTGGTAATTCATAAACTCACGCACCCTCTGGGCCTGCATCTCAATATTAGAATCGTAATCACCAATAACTTGTGTTTTTACAGGTCCGCCTGCAGGTAGTAGCTCTTTGTAAGCTTGTGCTTGAAAACTGGTTACTGCTTCGCCTAGCAAAGGATGTATAACACCAGAGGCCCCTTCGAAGGGCTCAGACCGATCTTCGTCAAACTTCATGCCTAAATATTTGAGGCCATCGGTATAGGTTTTCTCCCAGTCCTTACGTGAAGCTTTGTCCTTTTCAATACCGTCTACTAAAAGATTGGATATTCTATTAAGCTCTTCATCAGCCAAAACATCAGCTAAATTACCATCAAAGCCAATATCTTGTGGTGGCAACTCGCCATCCATTAAAACAGCACTGCCGTCTTCTTGTATTTCAAAATCGTCTTCTTGAGCATCGCCCAAAAGTTCAACTAGAGCTTCTTCTTGCTCGTCTACAATTTTGTTTTTGGTGGGTTCTACCACGTTGGGTAGGGTGTCTTGTCTTTCTATTGCCATATTAATGCAGGGTTTGGTCTAATTTATCTACTAGATTTTCTAGTGGAAACATTTCGCCTACTAGTTTTAATTTTAAATCTTTTGCTTGTCTATTAGCAAGTTCTAAACTGGGTGCCATAATAATTGGGCCATCATATACAGTGCCGTCCTTTTCGTACTCTGTCATATAAAACTGAATCATCTTAGTAATATATCCTTTTTATCGGCGCTTTGTCTTCATCCATATAGTCGTCACCTAGCGACACTAAACCACCCTCACGAAAACGCATCAAAGCTTGAGTCATTGTATCACACAAATCGTCGTGCGCACTAAAAGGGAAAGAAGCACATTCTTCTATCATGTCCTCGGCAAACTCTCGTTTCGGGGCCCAGACCAAACCAGATTCAAAGATAGGTGCAACCGAGTGCATACGAGCATGTTTGTCATGGCCTCGTGACGGCGAATAATTAACCACAGGTATGCCTAGCCGTCGCAGTTCATGCGTAAGTGGTGTACCGGAAGCTTTAGCCTCTACTAAAACCATATCAGGTTCCCAATAACTATACTCTTGCTGCGCTATCTTTTTTAAGTCAGGAAAATCCCAGCGCCCTTTCTGGCAATCTAACAGAATGATAGAATCTGGGGCATCTTCTGAGGGTCGAAAAACTCCCCAAGTACTGATAGCCGAATAGTCGGCAGTTTGCTTTTTGCTGTACGCTGTATCGTAGGATTGGATAATATATTGCACTGACGGCAAGCTTTCATGCTCCCAGTTTTGCCACCATTCTCGTTTGATTATGCTACCCTCTTCGGCAGTTGGAGTTTGCATCCACTGAGCATTCCATTTAATACCAGGTAGTGAGGCCTTAACTTTATGCAACTCTTCGATTGACCAATATTCAGGCCAAAGGGGTTTGTCTGTTTCTGGAAAGATAGCAGGAAACTCTATAACCTCCCATTGATCGGCTAAGGGCTCTTTTTGAGCTTCTAATAAACGTGAGGTTAAATCGACGTTACTCCATCTAGTCATGACTAACACAATCGCACCTTTGGGTTGCAAACGCTGTCGTGGTCCAGAAGTGTACCACTCCCAACAGGCTTCCATCTGCGTCAAAGACAAGGCATCTTGTTCTGAATGAGGGTCATCTATTATTAATAAATCTGCACCTCGACCAGTAATGGCGCCACCCACACCTGCAGCGAAGTATTCACCACCTTTATTAGTTTCCCAACGTCCTGCTGACTTGGAGTCTGCTGACAAAGTTACTTGTGGAAAGATATTATTGTAATCTTCACTATCCATTATATTTCTAACCTTACGACCAAACCGTACTGCTAGCTCGCCAGTATGGGTGGTCTGCATAATTTTTTTATTGGCGTCACGCCCCATAATCCAAGCAGGAAAGTAAGTAGATGCGAACTCGGACTTGGTATGTCGTGGGGGCATATTGACTATCAATCTGTTGATTTTGCCATTAGCTATATCTTCTAGCTTCTTGGCGAATATTTTATGATGCCGGCCACATATAAATTCTGGCCACATAGCATTAATAAAATCTAAAAAAGATTCTTGGCAACTGTCTTGCTTTTCCAGATTGGCCAGACGCTCTTGTAGGAGTAAAGCTTCCTTAATTTCAGAGTCTGTAAGATGTGATAAAGACATATTTATTTTTTAAACAAAGCTCGTAATTCTTCGTTTATGGCGTTGGTTTGCTCATCTAGTTCAAGTTTTCGGTCATAAAGCTTAGTACGTTCTGCTCTTGATGCAGGGCCAACCGCATCTTCAAGACGACGCAGACTGCTTTCAATTTCTTGGTCTTTTTTTGCTATTGTTACCAGCTCATCTTTAAGTTTTTTGCTTCTTGCTATTTGGGCTTGGGACATGCCAGCAAATTTTATTTTCTCAGCAGCTTCACGTTCTGCTTTCTTCCTTTTGATCAGATCACTAACTTTCTCTGCTTTTTTGACTGCTTTGAAAGGAGCACCAAAAGGTCCTAAAGCAGTAAGTGTGACATCAAGGGGGTCCGTTGGATCAAAAATTAAGTCGGTAAAGTCTTTGATATTTAGCTCATCATCTGAGCTTTTTTTTTAAGGTCTGACAAGTCATCAAGCATCATACCAATATCTGTACCAGGCATGAACTCAACTGACTGTTCAGTTAATTTTACGGCACCACCTTCTTCCATCCCCTCTGGTTCTATTTCAACACCAGTCTTACGTAAACCTGTTGGGTCATCAACTATTTGGTACATCTTACCCTCAAACATAAAGGTATTTTCGCCACGCTCTTCAGCTTCTCTAAGTGCTAGCTTAAAACTCCGCCTGTCTTGGGGACGACCTAGCATAAAATTTATACCTTGTTGAGGATCAGGTATGTATTTGAAAAATTCTGGTAAATCGACACCTGACTCGCCGGGAAGTGGTTGATACTCCGCAAAATCATCGGCTAATTCTTTCAAAGGATCTAAAATTCTGGCGCCCTTACTAGCAACCTTGCCAGCAACCTGAGGTGCTTGCTCTAAAGCAAAACCTGCGGGATCAAGACGCATACCTGATTCAGGCTCTAAAAGTCCTAAAGCTGCCCCTCCGACTAAGGTCCCTGCTAATCCACCTGGGGTCATTTTGAACGGATTGGTTGCTAAAGCTCTAGCTGCAGCTGTTAAATTTCCTTTTGAAAGAATGTTTTTTGCAGCGTCAGATGGCATACGAAGCATGCTTTTGTCAACGCCATGTTTACGTCTAAACGCATCGTCAGAAAGATTTTTTAAATCATTGTCCATGCTTTGCTTTATAATTTTGAATTGTTCTTCACTTGTGTCCAACGACATGCCGCCTATTTGTCTAGCCAAATCAAAGCCACCTACCCCTTTGATTTTGTCAAAACCTCGTAAAGCTGAAGCCATATCTCTAGTCACAGGTAAGTTGGGTTTAACATTTCCTATATTGAGATTACGTTGTGCTATTTGTTGTACTAGACGCTGGGCCTCCTGTACGGAATATCCTTGCTTTATTAAATTTTCATAAATACGTTTAGTCATAGGATCGTCTAATAAGCTGGCAATACCACCTTCACTAAAACCTCTCATGCCTGGTAACATACGTGGACGGTCCATATTATTCATGTTAGCAATAGCCTCAGGGGAGAGCTCAGGCGGCGGCAACTGTTCGCCAACCTCAATATCTGGCTCTAGCATAACTGGCATCTCTTCTTTAATAGGTCTGTTTTCTAAAAATCTACGACGATCTTGTGGTCTAAGTAAACTTATATCAGGTAAGGGTCTGACAGGTTTCAACTCCCTTATCGGCATAGGCATAGGTTGATTAATTGGCTTTTTAAATAAAAATTCCTCTTCTACTGGCATTTTTCCCATCATGCCATCATTGATCGGTCTATCTTTAAAACCTGGGAAAACACGTCCAGGGTCAGGCCGCATCATTTCTGGATCGGGTGGTTGAAAACCAGGCACAGTTCCTTGGCCTAATTCAACTCTAGGCAATAAGCTGACCGGCATTTCATCTATAGGTCTGATTGGTCTTGGTCTACGACGCCTGTTACGAAAACGATCAAAGAATCTACGGTTGCGCATGCCGTCCATAATACCGGAGCCACGACGAGGCATCATATCTCTGGGCATACCACCCATCATATCAAGACCCTCAACAACCCGATCACTCAGAGAACCTCGTTTTTGTTTTAATCTGTTTAACAGTTTGCCAAAAATCATATCTTGATACCGATTGTATTACCCTCTTCGGCAAAAAGCTGTTCAGCAAAATCAAGCTCCTCCAAAGATATGCCCATCTCTGCCAGTAGCGACTCTATTTCTTCTTCGCTGGCACCTGCTGCTTGCATCTCTTGGATAATAGCTTGGATTTCTCGTAGGGATTCACGAGCCTCTTGCTTTTCGGAAGAACTTAAACTATCAATTTCTTTCTGGATAACATCAGGTGAGGTCATACCAGAAACTTCCATAGTATTGATATTCGGTTCCATCATCTGTATGAGCCTAACCCAAGATTGGGATTTTGTCCAGATGTTGCCATATTAGCAAAGGGACTTTGATAGCTGGCAAAAGCGTCGGTTTGACCGCCGACATCTTCCTCCCGAACTTGATCGGCGTAAAATTCATCCATATCTTCATCTAAAGACGGCTCCATAAAGATGTCTTCAGAGTCTACAGGCTCGTCTGCGGGAGAAGAGCCACTTTTTAAGGCTTCTATTTGAGCCTGTAGATCCGAAATTTGTTGCTGATACCCGGTTTCCAAGCCTAAAAGTCGATCTATTTCTGTTTGCTGTTCGCCAATAGTACCTTCAAGTTGACCTCTTAGGTTTTCTAATGCTTGTTTTTGACTTTCGGCTGCTTGGGCACGAATACTGTCTTGTTCGGACAGGGCTAAGTCACGTTCACCTGTTAAAGCAGCGATCTGAGCGTCCAAATCTGAAATACGACCCTCAAACTGACTGCGTTCTTCTCCAAAACCGCTACGAGTATCTGCTAACTCCTGTTCTAAAGCAGCGTAATCGGCTTGTAAGGCCTGTTCTTGTTGTGTTAACTCTGCTAACCGAGCCTCAGCAGCATTAGCTCGCTCTAGGTCTTGGTTGTTTTGTGCCGAAACCAGCTCGGCCCCAGCTACTTGTTTAGCCTCATTAATACTTTCCAGTTGGGCTAACCGTTCTGCTAAAGCTTTTTGGTATTCAGCCGCCATTACTTGCGACTCTTGACGAGAACGGTCGAGTCGACCGCTAATAAATTGCTCTTCTTGTTCAGGTGTCACTAAGCCGGTAGCTGATAAGCCCCGCTCAAATGGTCGAACGTTAAGCATAAAGTCGGCGATTGCTTGACTTGAGAGTGGATCTTGCGGAGGGGCAACCATAGCGACTGAGGGTAACTGAAATCCTGCGTAATCTTCTATATAATCTGGGCTGAATAGGGGTCCCACGCCTGAAGGTTCCGTAATTTCGGCCCCCACCCCTGAGCCTAAAGGTGGTAGCCCCAGAAAATCGTACTCGTCATTAACTGCCATATCAGTCGGATCATAACATATCTAGGTAGAAAAAAGATACCTTTGTGATAAAAGTGATAATCGTATGAGAGAAACCTTGTGCTTGTGTATATGTATATGACAGTAAGCAAAATCTGGGTGTAGGGGGTTATCTAATAATACTATCCGACACACATTCCGACCCGCTAGGAGTCCCTAGTCGGTCTTCTAAGAGCAGTAAATACTTACGACAATATAAGGTAGCGTATAAACTAGTGACACCCCTCACAAAGACAATATGAAAAAAAAGATAAACTTGGATATATGTTTCAAGATCCAGAATTATAATTAGGCTATTGATCATTTTTTAACCAATTTGAGATTTCCCCAGGTTTTCTCAGTATGTCTTATCTTATGTGGCTTTGAAGGCAAATGGTGGAGCTTGGATCCTAAAACCCGTTTTTGTCAATTTTGGGTTTTACAAAGGGGCAAAAAAAAGCCCCAACTTAATGAGGCTTTCAAGATTAAAATCTAGGATTAGTTAATTCATTTGGCCTCCTCTAATTCTTTAGTAAAGGTTCTATCCTTAAAGGTAGGCTCATTAAGATTCTCAACCTCAGCGAACCAATTAGCCATTTCTACAATATGCCTTTCTTTTTTAATAAGGTTTTTTAGTTGCCATTCGTCACACGCACTAACAGCACTATATAAAGCCTGTAAGCCCTTAGATATTTGAATAGCCCGAGTATCAGCAACTCCCTGATCTACTAAGTGCATACCTACTAAATTTTTATGGCAATAGCCATATTTACGTTTTTCTTCTAATTCTCTTTTTCTTATTGCTTCTACATTCATAATCACTCCTTAATTATTACCGTTATCTAAAATTAGCGACGCCCCGAGTAAAACCAGAACGCCCATCAATATAAATAAATATTCAATCATTTCTTCCCCCTTAACTGTATGTTGGTCTTTTAGTTGGATAGTCGGCCCCTTCTTCAGTAGTGACCTCAATCAGATACTTACCTTCGCCCCAAGAACCACCACGCAATAGATAGTGGTCATCTCCATTACCATCTGCGTCTACGCCGTCGTGTTCGCCTTGGCCTAGTGCGTAAGCCAATTCTTCTCCGGCCAAAGCTTCTTCCCATTCCTTAGCGTGTGCGATAGCATTCTCATATTGCTGGTAATGCTCCCCGTTATCGTCGTAGTATTCAAAGGCTTTGCTTTCACGCAACATGCCCTCATCATAAAACCAACCGCCTTCTTCAGGGCCACCATATGCCCTGTAGACTTCATAAACATTTACATACCAAGTGAGTTTTTTAGGCTCACTTACACTTAAAATAACTTCGTTTTTCATATCATCTCCAATAGTTAGACTTCAGTATACCCTAAGTATCCAACAGCTTCAATTATTAAAAACACTCTATTAGAATCAAGCAAAAACTACAGGGCCTAGCATATATATGTGTGTGTGTATGTATATAGTGGGTGTGCCTGTATGTGATCTTAGGCCAAAGGCAACCCGACACCCGACACCCGACCCGATTTATTTTATAAATGTGACCGACAGACAGAGGGGACGCAGTTTCCCCCCATCTTACCCATAAAATATCTTAAATTAATTATCTAAAATGGTTTACTTTCAGTATCCAATATGGTTCAATATTACTAGTGGGGTGTGTATAAAAGTGGTAAGCACTTAAATCTATACCAGAAACCGGCCGAGAAGAGGAGTAGGCAAAAAACAGGGAATGAACAAAGCCCCACACTAACTAAGGAGAAAAATATGAAAAGCGAATTAAATAAACTAAATACTACAGATTTGGAAATGCTTGTTTGGATATTAACCCAAATCTCTAACAAGCCCCAAATGATGATTTCTAAACATATAAAAAGTGTAGGAGAAACTCCTAGACTCGAGGCTCTAAAAATAAGAGCAAAAACGGCTTTATCTAAAGCAAGAAGCTAAGAAAGAACTTAGAAACAGGAGGAGAAAA